ATTCAAAAAATTGCTGGTAAGCTCTATGGCAAATCTGGCAATGGATCAGACGGTGATTTCTCTGGTTTCCCGGAGCCTGATAAGGCAAAACAATTCTTCATGCAGAATTTTGCTGGCAAACCTTTCAACAACGATCAATTCCATGATTTTGTTAAAGACTTTATGCATGATGATGTGACTATGGCAGATGATCTACAAGCCAACATTAAAGCTAAAGAAGAAACAGATGCTTTCTTGGCCACTATTGGCGAAAAATATATGTCTGCTTCTCCCGAAAATGATGAAGATGATTTAAGCAAGAGCCTGATTGGTCACATAAATGAGAAAATCAAGGAGAATGTTGAAAAGGCTGCTGGTATGATGCAGAAAATTGTTGGAAACACACCCGATGTGACTGTGACAACGGCAGCAACCACACCTTCACCATCTGATATTGTCAAACCTGCTGGACCTGCTGCTCCGGTTGGACTTGGTGTCATGCAAGAACTGAAACAGCAATTAGATGCCAATCCTTTAAATTATGAAGCGATTGCAAAATCAGTTGTTGAAAAACTAGGAAAGAAATATCCAGAAGAAACACCTGATGAGATCAAAAATCAAATCGATAATTTGGTAAAAGAAATAACTGCCGAAAATAAAAAGGCAGATGCAATCATGACTACTAGAACATATACATCTGTTGGAAACCTTAACAAAAAATTGCTTTCCAAACAAAAATTGGAGCAATTACTCAATTCTATTAAGACATATTTCAAAGATAATCCCGGATTTATAATTTTGAAGCCAATTATTGACAAGCTAGAAGCCGAGGTAAACGCAAGGACTTCGTGATGGAAAATCAGCAAACAAATCAGTATGTTCATTTTATGATAACTCAAGCTTTAGTTGAATCTCTCAAAGGACTTTTGGGAGATTCAGCTAAAAACTACATGGCGGTCGTTTATAAAATATGCTTAGGAGTCAGCACTCAACAAGAGCTTGAAGCAGTTACTCATTTCCTTGGCAAAATTTATGAGGCTGGATATATGAAATCTGTTGACAATCACAGACAGGCTTTAGAGCAAATGGGATTTCAATCTGTTGTTGTTCCAAATGTCAATCAAAATTCGGATGGTACTCAGATGGAATGCAGTATATAAAAAATCCTTCTGGGGCATTTTTAACCTGATTAATCTTCCACCATCTTTTTTCTTTGTTTTGTGGGTAAATTATTGAATGTTTTGTGACCTTATCCAGATGTGTCCAAAATACTAAATTAAAGTCATCTTCATTTATCAAAATAGACTCAAAAGTGAATTTACCAATATATTTTATTTTGGTGCTTCTTTCACCATAAAGGTCATCTATTCTCGTTTTAGATTCAGCTTGCATGCAATGCATAATAGTTTTTTTGTAATTTGCTAAGCTAGCATTGACACTTGGAGGCCTTTCTACTGCAAAGTCTTCAGCAGATTTTTGTGGTTCTGGTTCTTTTATAACAATTGGTTGAGAAACAGTTTCCTTTGGCAGAGCTTCAAGTACAATTGGCTTTGATTGTACTGATATGACTTCTCTATTTTCTTGGTTTAAATTACTGTCCACAACAGTTTTGCCAAGATTTATCTTTTTTTTATTTTTGATAGTTTCTTTATTAGAATTAGCGACTGTTTCTTCTTGAAACTGCATGTTGTGTGTTTCAAAATCAGTCCATATATCTTGTTGTACCATAATAGGATTAGGTCTTCTAAGTTGGTATGTAGTCCCATCTTTATTTTTTATGACCATAATTCTTATATAGTACATAAATAAAGTAGAATCGGAGGAATTATGGCATTAGTTGTACCAGACGAAGCTGAAGTGCAAATGTTGATTAGATTAGTGGGTGATATTACATCCTTACCTAGCAGAAATCAAGTGATGAAACTATACACCAGCCCTGCTGGAGATATTCTCGAAAACTTTACTGCTGCTTCTTTCACAGAAGCTACTGCTGCTGGTTATGCAGCAGCAACTATGGTCCCTGCCGGTTGGACTGCTGCTACAGTTTCTGGCACTAGCACAGCAACATATTCTCCTGATGTAACATTTTCATTTACCGCTGCCGAAACTGTTATGGGATATTATGTTGTGGACACAACTTCCCCCACAGCTGTTCTTTTATGGGCAGAATCCTTCTCTGGTGGCCCATTTGTTCTTCCTTCAAGCGGTGGACAAATTCAAATCACACCAACTTTATCGCTTGCTTAATAAATATAATATTCGATATACAGAGGTAAACATGAGTATTCAAAGTGGGTTAGGCTTCAAAGAATGGATTGCTGTAATTTCAGAGAGCAGCGATAAATTTGAAGTTTTATTATCTTGGTACGATTCGGAATTGAAAAAAATGGCTACTGCTATTTTGAATCACAACACACAGCTTGGAAACAATTTTGTAAAATCGTCTCAAGATTTAGCCATAATACAAGAATTTAAAGATAAGGGCATTGACGCATTATCTGATAAATTTGATGAAACAAAAGGAAAGTTGGCTGTTGAACTTGGAATTAAAAATATTATAACCAGAATTAACAAAATAATTAATGAAGACCTTCCGCAATCAACAGACTTAAATGAATTGCTCAACAAAACAAAATTAGCAAATAACGCCCAAAATTTAAAGCAATCTTTGTTTGCAAAAGTATTGGCTTACGGTGGAAAATCTGCCTCAAAGCAAGACATCCAAGCAGCACAACAATTAGGTGGAGAAAAAGTTCAATCTCTTGATGCTACTGGCGGTGACGGTGGACAGGGGCGAGCAGCTGCTGTCGCTTCAAAAGATGGTGATGTTCTGAGTGCCATTATTACAAGAGATGAAAATGCAGCAAAACAAAAATTAATGGATACGCTTGGACCTATATTTGTAGAGAAAAGCAAGGTTTGTTTTGACCATCTTTACAAACAAACGCAATCTAAGTTAAAAGGATTTGATATTAATAATGTCTTTAAAAAACCAGAAGAAGCTGCAAAATATAGAGATTATTCTTATGCGTTTTATTTTTCCGAATACATCAAGGATATGATTCAAACTCAACCAGATTTATACAAACAAATTATCTGGACTCTTTTGCAAGTTAAACCAGCCCTTCGTGGTGTCGAAGACGAGTCTTTGCAAGCCAAAAAAGAAAAACAAGAAAAAGGGGCCAGATTTGGAAAACACCAAGTTGGTATCGGTGGTGTAAAGAAAGCTTTCGAGGTACAAAGGGCATCAACTGAAAGACGGGCAAGAGAAGAGATTATTTCCAAATTCGAAGAATACTGCTATGACGAAGTAGTTACCGATGATAATTTACTAAAAGCAATATCTGCAAGATGTCTTTTCGGATTGGTAAAAGGCAAGACTTGCATGACCCCAGTACAAGCTGTTTGTATGTTGCCATCTGATTTCCGTGATGAAATCAATGAAAAGATGAAGCTTGGAGTTGATGTCGCAAACCTAGACTGCTCTGCAAAAAATGACTCTGCCAGCATCGTAGCTGCTGCCAACTTGCAACAAAAAAAGGTTGGCATGCTTGGAAAAGTTCCATCTATGGAAAAAATAAAAACTCCTGAAGGAACACTTAAAGCCAAGGCTGTTGTTACTTGCGATCAAATTTTAGCGATTACTGGAAATACTGATGATGAGAAAAAACATAGCTTAGCAGAAAAATTTTTCAGGCCAGATTTTCCAAGCAAAGACTTCATCCAAAAAGTTATTACAAACTTGTTTGATACATGGATTTTTGGAACAATACTTTCTTCTTTGAAAACAGGTTCTAGAGTTCAATCTTGTGCAGATGCTCCAGAAAGCTGGGAAAAGGCATATACATTAGGCAGAAGATATGATGTCCAAACTCATGCAGTTTCCGAATCAACTGGATTTGATAATATAGAAATATTCTATATAGTTCGTGAATTTGTGAGGACATTAGGCAATGATATATCGTAATGACGGTCTGCCTTATTCTCCAACAGGTTCAAGGCAGCAATTTGATGATGGACTACCCGAACACGATTTATTCAATACTTGGGACGAAGAATCGATAAAGATAGGTGGAACTCCACTTTTCTATCACGAACTTTATATTGATACAAATAATGTTGACCCTATTTATCTTGAAAGTAGGGTCAAGATGTTTAATCCACATCCGGTTCAACTTTATGCGACCTATGAACCAGTTCCAAGTCAAAATATGCAAACAGCATTCGGAATTGATTCTCCAGACGAGATGATTTTCGACCTCAATTATAGAGCAGTACTTAGAGATTTAGGCCATGTGCCAAAAATTGGCTCAAGACTTTTCACTCCTTTTTTGAAGGAAAATTGGGTAATTATAGAAAGAAAAACAGGTGAATTCAAAATGTATGGAGTTGTTAGGCTTCAACTCATATGTCAGAGATTCCAAGAAGATGATGTTAGTGGCACTTCGGTGAATAAAAGTCCCGATGTCGATTTTAAAATTGTTTAAGAAAGGTAAACCAAATGAAAAGTTTTTATGAGTTTTATAGAGTTCTACAAGCTAAAAACCTATTTGAACAAGAGATGGCAGACCCAATGGCAGCTGCATCTGCTGCGCCCCCCGCTCAAGGTGGAGTTCCAGCAGGCGCTGGCATGCCCAACGCTGCTGCTGGAGATATGGCTCCATCTGGTGCTCAACAAGCTGCCCCCGCTCAAGGTCAAGAGCAACCAGAAGAAGGTTCAGAAGAAGATCAAAGCAATGTGTCTCCTAGCGAAGGAGAACTCGATATGACTTCAGTTGACCAAGCACTTGAGTCTCTTCAAGGAATGGTTGACAACTTCAAGAGCATGGATGAGGAAAAAGGCAACCAAGTTGAAGAACTTGTGTCTCAATTAAGCAGCCTAATCAAGAGCATGACAGGCGGGGAAGAAGAAGAGCAAGGAGATGAACAAGAGGGAGAAGAACAACCAGAAGATGCTGGCAACGGTATGTCTCCTGTTCCTCCCGGTGGTGCCGGAATGGAGTCTCCAGAGGGAGCAGGTGATTTAGGTGGTCAAGGTGGCATGCCTGCATCTCCCGGTGAAGGTACTGCACAGATGGCTACTGGTGGAATGGCTGGTGGTGCAGCAGGTGCTCCTCCCATGGCCTAATAATTGGTGATGATCAATTCTTTGCCAACTTTTTTGCCAACTTTCTCGTTGTTATCATCCATGTAAATATGGTTCTCTATGGATTTGGCACTTGAGGTTCCACCATAGAACCATGATTCACGATAAAAATTGAATCTTTTATCTGAAAACAGTTCCCATATCTCTGGTCGGTCATCATAGCTGACACAGATTTTATGGGGACTGTTTTTGCATACATCTGCAAATTTTGCATGATCTTCAAACTTGAAGTTATTGTCATACAGTTTTAACTTTTCAGGTAATTCAGAATTGACATAATAAGGTGGGTCACAATATATCCAACAGTTTTTATCTGATGGCTGCAACAAAAGCTCTTCATAATTTGTACTTGTTATTTTTACATTTTGTAGATGCACAGCTGCTTTTTCTAATAAATCTTTTTTAATTATATTCCAACCCTCTGGCTTACTGTAATACATCTGGCATTTGACACCATATCTTACTCTGCCATACCAAACCGTTCTATTCACAAAAAAGTATCTCAATGCCTGATCACATGTTTCGTTTTCAGCAAAATATTCAAAAACTTCTTTAAGCCTTTTATTGTAAAGAGCTTTTCCTCCCGGTTTCGTAGCGACTTTTTCTTCATCTGGTTTTTGTGGTTCTATTTGTCTGCATTTGTTTATGAAATCATCAGGTCTGTCTCTTAGTGCCAAATAAACGGTCATCAAATTTTTATCGATATCATTAATCCATCTGTTTTCAATTTTATCCATAGCAAAAAAAATTCCACCACCGCCAACAAAAGGCTCACGATATTCATTTATATCATTAGGTTTATATTTAAGAATTCTTTTTTGTACTGTGGAAACACTTTTTCCACCCGGATATCTAAAAATACTTTTCATTATAATATAAATAAATAAAAGACAGGAATTTTTATGAAGCCAATCGGACCAAATGTAAACAGTTATGGAAAATCTTTGAATGATATCAAAGAACAGTCCTTCCAATGGCGTTCAGAAAATATAGACCCACCTCCGGGATATACGAAGAAACCACCGGACAATCAAAATAACATGGGGATTCCAGTACCTGAAGACTGGACCACAGATGTATTCACACAAAAAATAGGATTGGGAACAGAAAACAATTGCGACCCTATGCAAACCGGAGCAATTGTAAATGACTTGAATACACCTAATAGAAACACAATTTATCGATATGCAAAATCTGTCCGTGCTTGTGATGAAGCAGTAATGGACCTTTTTAGAAATCTTGTGATATTGGATGAGGATGGTAAAGCGCATCCAGTCCCAATCATATGGGCAACTCAAGAAAGAGCGGTTGCTGCTGTTGTCCAAGAGAATGTTCGTAAAGATGAGACTTTGGTAGTTGACAGAATAAAGCTTCCTATGCTTGCAATCAGCAGCACCGGATATGCAATTGCACCTGCTAGGTACACATATCATCAGGCGATTAACTGGCTTAATGGTCCTGATGGAAAACCAAATTTTACAGCTTCAGAAAAGTACGAAAGAGATACTGTTTTTGGTGTCGCTAGAGGAATTCCGTTAGACATCGAATACACCTTGCTTGCTTGGACCATGCACTTAGAAGATATGAATCAGATATTGGAACAAATTGTTACCAAATTCAGCCCTGTGGCATACATAAAAGTAAGAGGCGTTTTGTGGGAAGTTTCCGTAAAAATAAGTTCGATTGCGAACAACCTGCAAACAGAACCGGGAGATCAAGCTTTGAGAGTCGTAAAATTTCAATTTGGTTTGACAGCAGAAACATATGTTGCCCAACCGATCAAGAGAGAAAAAGCGGTTCTCAAAACAAGGGTTGATATAGTAAATGCTTTGAATGAAGACCAAATCAGTCAAGTTTTACACAGGCTGGAAGATGCGGTTGAGGAACTGAAATGATAGAAATAAAAAACAACAAAAGACATCCGATACAACTAATAATCAAGTCTCGACTTGCTCCAAAAAGCTTCACAGTTTTGAACATTCCGGGGATAGGAAACGGAAAAAATATTTTTCATTTAGAAGAAGAGAGATCAACTGAATATATAGATAGAGCAGAAAAGGCTGGTCTTATATCAACCAGACATTTAAGTATAGGAGACAAACATGGCAATACTTAAGGGATTTCCTCCCTCCAACACAATCAGTCCTTCGGTAAGAATTACCGAAAAAGATTTAAGCTTCGTGCCAACCACACCAAGTTTGAACCGTATAGGTTTAGTTGGGTTTGCCTCGAAGGGGCCAATCAATACACCAACAACCATTACCACACTAACACAACTCGCAAACATATTTGGCAACCCACACCCAGAGTCTGGCGATCCCTATCTTGTTTACGCTGCCCAACTTGCCTTGCAAGTAAGCAACGAGGTAGTGATTGTTCGTGTTGCTGATACCAATATTGCAAGTCCAACCTATGCCGAGACTGCCAGCGCTCCTATTCTGCCAGCAGGCCAAGTTATTAGCGTCTATTCCGCAACCTCTCCAGTTGGCAACTCAATCACTTTTGCTGACGATGCTTTCTTCCGCTGGAAGCTGAATGGTGTCCTAGCTGCAAAAACCTTGGTTGTTTTGGCTGGAACCTATTCAACAAGCACTTTGGTTGACGAACTTAATAGTCAGCTAGACTATGCTGTCGATGGAATCGAGTTCTTCGTACAAGGTACCGGATACCCAACTGTTGGAATTAAAACTACTTGGGCTTATGGTCCTAGCGCAGTTCTAGAGTTTGTCAGCGTACAAAACATGCTTGTTGGTCCCGGTAGTCCTGTCTACTTGGGTGAGGACATGGAGCCTGCCGTTCTTACCGGCACAGCCGTCCAATTCCCTGATGATGGTTCTTCCACATCCCCAGACACTTGGGACTTCAGCACACTTACCAGCTTGACACTACAGGTTGTTGTTCAAGGCACAGACAATGTGAACATCGATGATGTTGTTCAAGTTGTTGACCTAGCAACCCTCTTGTCAGGTGGCCCTTACACCACCCAAGATGTAGTTGATGAAATTAACAACTACATCACAGCTGAACTCCCCGGAGGATTTGAAGCTGTTACAGAAGGTGGCTACAACATAATACTAAAAACTCTAACTTTCGGTAGAGATGCCAAGATTAGCGTTAAGCCTGCCAGCACCGGAGATGTAGTCTTTGGTATGTCAAATAACATTCAGTCTGGTGTTTCTCCCAGCACAAGTTCCGATGCAGTCGGCGCTTATACAGCTGGCATCTTCACCGGCCCAACAGCTGCCGGAACTACTCCAACATTCACAGTTCTAGCTGATTCCCCCGGTCAAGATGGCAACAGCACTAGCGTAGTCATCACCAACGAAACTGGTGGAACTTTCAATATTCAGGTCTACAACAACTCAAATCCTGTTGAGGCTTGGGGCAACCTAACTAAGAATGAGATGTCCCAATACTATGTTGGAACCTACTTGGCATTAGTGAGCGATTACATCAAAGTCACAGACAACACTACCATCTCTGCCCCTCCAGTAAACAGCCCAGCAACTGGTGTTGCTTTGTCTGGTGGAACCGATGGTATTCCAACTGATCCAGATGCTCAAGATGCTCTCTTGATAGGAAGCCCTGTTGCATACACAGGATTATATTCCTTGTCTGAGCCAGAGCAAATTGATATTGATCTAGTTGCAGTCCCCGGACACTCCTCAACAAGTGTTGTAGTGGCTCTACTGAATCTCTGCCAAAATCTCAGACAGGATTGCTTGGCAATCGTTGATCCTCCTCTTGGTCTCACACCACAGGAAATCATAGACTGGCAAAATGGTGTTCATCCACTTAACACCGTCCGATTTGACTCTGACTTTGGCGCACTTTACTGGCCTTGGGTCAAGATTCGTGACACTTACAACAATCTAGATGTTTGGGTTCCACCTAGTGGTGCCGTATTAGCAACAATCGCCAGAAGTGACAGCTTGTCATTCCCATGGTTTGCACCAGCCGGTGTAAACAGAGGTGTTGTTCCCGGCATCACAGATGTCTACTCTCAACCAACTCTAACAGAGAGAGACTTGATGTATGGCAACAGAAATGCAATCAACCCAATTATCACCTATCCCGACATCGATGGATTCTTAGTGTGGGGCCAAAAGACTCTACAACGCAGACCCACCGCTCTTGATAGAGTGAATGTAAGAAGATTGATGTTTTATCTTGAAAAGAACATCAGAATTCAAAGTCGTTCCTTGCTGTTCGACCCACACACCGAGCAGTTGAGAGAGCGCTTTGTCGATCTTTGCAAGGGTATTCTTCAAAATGTAGTTACAAACCAAGGCATTTATGACTATGTCGTGAAATGTGATGCAGAATTGAATACTGCTGATGTAATCGACAGAAACGAAATGAGAGCCAGAATTGGCGTACAGCCTGTAAAAGCAGCAGAGTTCATCTTCATCGAGTTCTCTTTGCACAGAACTGGCAGCTTTACTGAAAATACTGAGGTAGTTGTTTAATAACTAGATAGGAGATTTTTATGGCCTACAATATGGGTATTGGCAAAATTGCCGATCAAAATGTTACATTCAAAAGGAAGTTTAGATGGGTTTTCAGAGTCGATGGCATCGGTGGCAACGCTAGTGCCTTCATTCCTGATCACTTTGTGAAAACCACAAAGAGGCCCAGCGTTGATATGCAGGAAGTTACCGTGCATCACTTGCATGGCTATATGCCAATGCCGGGAAAACCAACCTTTGGTGATGCCGAAGTTGTTTACTATGATATCGTTGATAGCGATAACAGCATGTTATCTCTTTACAACTGGATTGGTGGAGTCTATGACTTCTTATCCCCCAGCAGCAGCCCAATCAACCCAAGAATGGCAGTAAGGGCAACTGGTCCCGGTGGTTACACCGCAACAGCTAAGCTCGTCATGCTTGATGGTTGCGGTAATGGACTAGAGCAATTCACGATGTACCTATGCTGGCCCAAGAGTGTTGATTTTGGTGATTTGGGTTATGATCAAAACGACCAATGCGATATCACCGTGAGCATGAAATACCAGTTCATGAACAGAACAAACTTGGCTGGAGCACAGCCAGTATTCAATGGTTGCTGATTCTGAATATTAAACAATACCTCAAAGGCATCAGTTTTACTGATGCCTTTTTTCATATCAAAACATAAATAATCTTGGAGGATTATAGTGGCGCAATTACTTGGAATATCTTGGGCTTGGCAAACAGTTTTCAAGAGGAAATTTCGTTATTTATTTACGATTCCAGATGTTTGTGATGATGGCATATTTTCATGGCCGTCATTAACAGCTGGAAGACCGTCTATAAAATTTGACTCAATAACAGTACCACACTTGCAAGAAACCATTAGTTTTCCATCAAGGCCGAATTTTGATCCAATTAACATAACTTTATATGACATTTCATCAAATAATCCGGTATGGAATTGGATATTACAGATTTACAACCCTAATTTTGGACTTTACACAAAGAGTAGCCCACATAAAAAGTTGTGTCGGATTTTTACCTTAGATGGTTGTGGAAATCCCTTAGATGTTTGGATTTTAGAAGGCGCTTATTGTGAAAGTGCCAATTTTGGCTCTCTAGATATGTCTAATGGAGATGTTGTTACTGTAGACATATCAATTAAATATGACAGAGCATATAAAAACTAGTCTAAAAACTGATCTGCCTTAATTGTTTCTCTGCATTTACTCAAAAAATCTTCAAGCTCTTTAGGCTTCATTCCAAGAATCCGACATGCTCCGCTTTTATTAAGCCTGCCTTTTTTGGTATACACTTTGCTTTCATTGAGAAGAAGAGCTTCAATCTTATCTTTGAAACCATTGTTTTCTAAAATTTGAAGAATTTCTTGTTTTTCGAGTACTTCTAAAAAATTTTTTCGCATGATATTAAGACAGCATATAAGCAGTCATTCCTTTCCTTATAAAAGAAATACAAACTATTATATGAATCATTGAATGATAAAACTATCTTCTTTCATAATACTTATCAAAATTTTTACTATTTATTTTGTCTTTTCTTTTATTCATCAAATCAATTCCAAGTCTTATTTGTTGTATGTCATTGTATCTCTTTTTCAATTCTTGGTAATTTCTAGCTGATCTCCATAACTGTCTAAAATGGTTTAGGATACATGTTGTCATGTAATTGAATGCTTTTCCTTTTGCCGGATCGAATTTTTCTGCTCTTTCAAAGCATATCAATACGCCTTCTTGTACAGCGTCATCTTCATCTATATGGCTAAACTTAGCATATCTAACTATGTTTTGTGACAGGGTGTAAAACGCAGTTGCCAAAATTCGTTGTGCTTCTGCATAGTCTAATTCGGCATTTCTTATTTCAGATTCATCAACTATCAAAGGCGATTTAAGATTTTTAGCTATTCGTTTTTGCATTTCCATATCTTTTTGCAAAAAGCTTAACCTCTGCTTGGCTCTTTGTGCTTTTTGATACTTTATTATTATTATCTCAAATGATTTATTGTTTAGATATTCAGTAGACATTTTTCTCCTTTGGTAATATAAATGAAAAACATACTTGAAATTTTTTACGACTATTTATGGAATCCGCAAAAAAAACATCTTTTAATTCACATTATAGAAATTTTAGATAATAATAAAACATTAGTCAAGAACAAAGATATATTTAAATCTATTTTTGAGGAAAAAATAAATGATAGCAATATTAATTGATCATTTAAAAGACCCATCTCAAGAGGTTTATTTTAAAAAATTTTCTGATTTAATATTAACGACAAATCAAGACTTCAAATATTTCGATTCAAAGATACTTAATGATAAAAATTCATTAGAAAAGTTTTGTTCTCAAAATAAAATTGATGGCATACTTAAAGTAAATGCTAGTGAAAGTATCAAACATTTTAGTTTGGATGATTTCGAAGTTAAAACAAACTTTGTTTGTGTGAGTGATGGAAAATGGATTAAAAAACAA